AAAGTACAACATTTGGAGCTTCCGGGGGGACACGCTGGCGGAGGCCCTTGACAAAAGACTCTCCCGGACCGTCCCAGAGGATATTTCTTCTGTACGCAACACATTGGAGGGCGTAGTTGAACGGCTCAAGAGAATGGAGGCGGCTGACGCCGATGGATCTGAATAAGAAGTGCTGCGCGACCTGCGCGGATGAGGACTGCAGAACGAGGAAAACGGACAGCATGGCCGGAGTATTTCTTCGCCATGACTATTGCGAGGACAACGGGTATCCGCTTTGGAAGCCCAGATACAAGAAAGAACAGGAGAAGCCACATGAAAAAGCGTGAAAACCTATCCGGCCAACGTTTTGGGAGACTGACGGTGATAGAGCGGGCAGGGGAATACCGGCCTCGGAACGATCCGAAAAAACCTGTTACAGACCTCCTGTGGCGCTGCCGCTGCGACTGTGGCAACGAAAGTTTTGTTCTCGGATGCAATCTGAAAGCGGGGAGAACAAAATCCTGCGGATGCTTCCAAAAACAGAAGTTGAAAGAAAGGAATGCTGTATCTGCAGCAGAATAAGGAGTGATAAGATGCCGCTGATTTCTGTCTGCTCGGCCTGTGCGGAAAAGCTGAAGGAAAAATATATTCTGAACGCGACGGACGCCGCCCCGCGTGTCGGAGAATGCCAGCTTCGTTATCCACCGCACATGGCCACGCTTTGGCAATATGAAATGACGCCGAGGTATAAGCCTCGCGCCAGACGGCCGGCGCTGGCCGGTCCGCCGAAGAAAAAACGCCGCGCCTATTATAAGGAGCCGTGGCGCGACAGTCTTAAGGAAAAAGCGGGAGATCATGCTTAGATCTCCCGCGCCGGCAGACTTGGTTTTGTTACCTGCAGACTTTGGAGCAGCCTGCAGGTAAGAGAATCAAATCCGATATGTGGGCTGAGGGTTAGTAGCCTGCTGCCCGCCTCCTCTCATGTTTTATAAGATCACAGGCCGGTAAGGGTCTCGCCGGGGTGCGGTACCAGCACGCCCCCCGGTGCTGGAGTGCAATTCTCCTGAGCCGGTATCAAAAGATCATACCTATTTATACCATACGCGCGCACGCGCGTATGGGGGCTCGGTAAGAGCCTAAGTTTTCAACCATCTCGACAAGGAGGGAGATCTCCCGTGAAGGAAGGATACTGGATTATCCGTACATACGAGTCAGGGATTATAGGAGAAAAAATAAAATACTGGGTGAAGGGAGAGCGCCCCTCCGGAAAGTCGAGAAGGAAAGAAAAGTCTGAGATCAAGAAGCAGGAACAGAATGAATACTCCGCCATGAAGGCCGTAGCCCGTCTCTTGAACGAGAACTATCAGGAGGGAGATATCCTCCTGGGACTTGACTACTCCGATGACGGACTCAAGAAAATCACAGATCGGGTCCAGTCGTTCCATCCTGACTTTGCCGAAATGGCCGAGGAAGAGAAAGCAGATCTGATCTGGGAAAGCGCATGGCATGAGCTGGAGCTTTGCCTTCGACGGGTATCGAGAGACCTTAAGAAACAGGGACAGGAACTCTTCTCCGTGGCTATTACCTCAGACATGGACGGAGATAGCAAGGAGCGTGTTCGAGTTCATCATCACCTGGTTGTAAAGGCCGGCTGCGAGAAGATCTTTCAGGAAAAGTGGAAGGCGATCGGAGATGTTGACTGGGAGCCGCTTTCCAAGCAAGCCGATTATTTCCCGATTGCCGAGTATCTGATCAAGCAGGTGCGCGGGATCCCGGACGCCAAGAAATTCAGGAGCAGCCGAAACCTGATCCGGCCGCAGCCGAAGGACAGAGTAACCACGAGTGACGCCGAGCTGCGCGTGCCAAAGGGCGGAAAGCTGCTCTTCCGACAGGAGTATCAGAATCGCTCGGGATCGGCGCATTATCAGCCGCAGTATATCCGTTACATTATCCCGGAGGAAAAGCGAAAGAAAAGAGCTTCGGTGCCGAATGGAAGTGAGGAGGTGCAGAGATTATGAGCAAACCGCGAGAATTGTGGTGGGGCTATGTCAAAAACGTCGTTCGAACTTACCCGGAACTTGAACAAGAGCTTAAAGAGCTGCGCCGCACAAAGGTGACGCCGAATTATAACACGACCGGCGGATCAAGTGGACCGGGCAAGACGACAGAGAACGCCGCGCTCCGGGAACTCGAGCCGAAAAAGCAGAAGCGATATGATGCAGTTGAAGCAGCGCTCCGAAAGACAAGGAGGTTTCGCGACGGAAGCAGCCGCTGTCGGCTTATCGATCTCGTGTACTTCCGAAAGTCCCACACTCTCCAGGGCGCAGCGGATAGCTGTCATGTGAGCTTCGGGACGGCCAAGATCTGGAATCAGAACTTCCTGCGCCTTGTGGCAAGCGAGCTCGACCTCCTGTAAACTTTAGCCCCAAGAGCCAAAAAAGCAGTGTTTAATATTACCGTCGGAGAATCCCGGAAGAGATCACTCCGGCAAATCTATGACATCTGGTTTGAGAAAGTGAAAGACGAAAGGTGCCTGTGCTATCGCTGTCGGCAAGATTACATGAATGCTGGATACCGTGTGATTTCTCTACATTCGCAGATCAAAGAGCCTTGCGACCTGTGCGGGCGGCCGGGGTGGAGCTATGCTGTTCGCCAAAAGCAGAACAGGCGAGGGAGGAAACAACGTGGCCAGAACATACCGCAAAGATGAAATCGGACAGCACCGCACGGCGCTTGAGAAGAACAAGAAAAAGATCTTCGCCACACAGACTGTCTGCGCGCTGTGCGGGAAGCCTGTGGACTTCTCGCTGAAATATCCGAATCCTCTTGCTCCTTCGATCGATCACATCGTTCCGATCAACCGCGGCGGCCACCCTTCAGACATCAGCAACCTGCAGCTTGCACACTGGACCTGCAACCGGCAGAAAGCGGACAAGCTGCAAAAAGAAGGCGGAGACAGGATTATTCCAGGAAAGCTTATTTCCAACCGAAATTTGCCTCAATCTGCTGACTGGTCAAAATACAAGGGTTGAAGAGGGGGGCATACCACCCCCCGTACGCGCGCGTGCGCCCTTCACCGCCGTACTACGCAAAAAAACACACGCTAAAGAGGTGCTCACATGAGCTATGTATACAAAGGCCCGGACTACCTGCGCCGGAAGCTGATCACAAAGCGCACGCGCGTCCTGAAGCGCTATAAATACTACGAGATGAAGAACATCGCTCGCGACTTCAACATCTCCAGCCCGCCGGAGCTGCGCGCCTGGCAGTCCTGCATCGGTTGGTGCGCCACCGCTGTTGACAGCATGGCGGACCGTCTCAGCTTCCGGGAATTCAGAAATGACCTGTTTGACGTCAACGAGATCTTCCGGATGAACAATCCGGATATCTTCTTTGACAGCTCGATTCTCTCGGCGCTGATTTCTTCCTGCTGCTTTGTTTACATCTCACCCGATGAAGACGGCTTTCCGCGCTTTCAGGTGATCGACGGCGGCAACGCGACCGGTGAAATCGATCCGATTACAAACCTCCTCAATGAGGGCTATGCCGTTCTCAGCAGAGACAAGAACGACAATCCTGTAACAGAGGCCTGGTACACAGCGGAAAAAACGGTCTATTACGAACGGGGCAAGAAATACCGCACGGATCCGAACAAGGCCGGCTATCCGCTCCTGGTGCCGATCATCAACCGGCCGGACGCGGTTCGCCCATTTGGACACTCCAGAATCTCGCGGGCCTGCATGTCACTGACGGGTTCGGCACTGCGCACGATCAAGCGCTCGGAGATCAGCGCGGAATTCTTCAGCTTCCCCCAGAAATATGTTACCGGGCTGAGCCAGGACGCGGAAGAAATGGAAAAGTGGAAGGCCGCCATGAGCGCGATGATCACCATCACGAAAGACGATGAAGGCGGCAATGATCCGAAGTTCGGCCAGTTCACCCAGCAGTCCATGGAGCCGCACCTTGCGCAGCTGAGAATGTTTGCTTCACAGTTTGCCGGTGAAACCGGTCTGACGCTTGACGACCTCGGATTTCCGAGCGATAATCCGTCCTCCCAAGACGCAATCAAGGCAGCACATGAGAAGCTGCGCCTGAGCGCGAAAAAGGCACAGAGGACATTTGGAAGCGGCTTTTTGAATGTTGGTTTCCTGGCCGCCCGGCTGCGCGACAGCTTCCCTTATCGGCGACAGGAATTCTATAAGACAAAGCCTGTATGGGAGCCCGTGTTCGAGTCCGACGCGGCGTCCCTCTCGCTGATCGGCGACGGCGCGATTAAGATCAACCAAGCGATACCGGGCTATATCGGCCGCGAAACACTGCACGATCTGACGGGGATCGCCCCAGGAGATGAGCTATGACGGATATTGTGCCGGCTCTCTTGGAAGAGATCCGTAATGACTTTACAAAACGTCTCGAGCAGGATAAAATACTTGCAGAGCTTAGCGAGCTCATCACAAAAGGCGAGGCAACATACAAAGAGGCTTCTGAATATGCCGCCAGGCTTGGTGAGATACTTTCCGATGTGCTGCAGGATCACATTTCGGGGGATATACTTCCGGATGGCCGCATGTACTATAATATCGCCGAGCGCATCCTCGGGCCAGCGCTTACAAACAACTATGAGCTCGCTTCAAACATTGCTGCTCAGGTTCAGGAAAGCCTAAATCAGGCAGCCAATATCGGCTTAAAGGCGGTCCGACCGTTGCCAGATCCGGACAGACTTGAAGGCTTTATCAACAAGGTCAGTGAGGCCGAAGACTTTGAGAGCGTTTCCTGGATGCTGAAGGAACCGGTTACAAACTTTACGATGAGCGCCGTGGACGATACGGTGCGAGAAAATGTAGAGTTTCACGGCAGAGCCGGTCTGTCACCGAAGGTGACAAGAATCTCCGTCGGCGGTTGCTGTGAATGGTGCTCAGAGCTTGCCGGAAAGTATGACTATCCCGTAGATCGCGAGATCTACCGCAGACACGAGAATTGCCGTTGCATCGTTCTGTATGATCCCGGGGACGGGAAAGTCCAAAACGTGCACAGCAAGGCTGTCTATGTCAGCCAGGCTCAAGCCGAGCGGGACGCACGGATTGAAAGAGCGAAGGAGCTTGAAGGAAAACACGTACAATCAGAAAAAAGGGCCAAAGAAAAAAGGCAAGTAATTGGCCTGACAGTGGGACAAACAACCATTATCGGCTTGCGTAGCCATGTGTTCGACAGAATGGCAGAGCGCGGGATAAGCATTGCAGATATCAAAGATGCTATAGAGCACCCCCTTGATATCAGACCAACGAAAATAGATAAACAGGGAAGGCCGTCTTTTGTTGTCATCGGCGAAAAGGCAACAATAGCGATAAATCCTGATACCGGAGAAATTACAACAACCCACGCCACTCATTCAAAAACAGTCAAAAAGCTCAAGGAAGGGAAGTGAGAGAATGAAAATCATGATTTCGATGGAAGAAAAACAGCTTCTTGAGGCAGAAGGGATTGCTCTTAATGAGGAAAAGGATTACACCGAAGAGGAAGCGCTCTCACTGTTAGATGAAATCTATGATGCTGAAATTATGTATTCTAACTTTCCCGATGAGGATGCTAGATCGCAGAAAAAAGCTGAAAGATTTGCACATCTCGCTGACAAAATTCAGCAGGCGATACCGGACAATTAAAAAACTATGCCTAAAAAGCGAATAGGCCGCCAGACGCCGACGCGATCGTTTATCCTTCCGTACCGGAAATCGCACGGCGCCGAGGCGGTCGAATTATATAATTCCACCGGGCAGAAGGCCCGGAAGTGGCAGGAACTGCTGCTCAAGGATGTTATGGCCGTCACAACCGGCGGACTGTGGAAGCACAGCAAATTCGGCTATGAGGTACCCCGCCGGAACGGCAAAACTGAAATC